CTCGGGAAGCCCTCGACGCAATCGACGCAATCGGCGCTCGCCGAATGGAGGCCGAGCGAGGAGCTTCCCGTCGGACTGACCCGGGCTGACATCGTGGCCGAGTACCGAGCCGCCGAGGAAGCCCTTGCCCCAGCCCAGGCCGGGGTTGCCGAGCGTGAGGCGCAAACCGTCGTTGCAGCTCTTGGAGCTCCCCACGGGGCGGAGCCAAAGGCCTATGCCGTCGCCCTGGTCGAGGCCCTGTCCAGCCTTCCAGCCGATCTGGTTCGACTGGCCTGCAAGCGGGCTCGGACGACCTGCCGGTTCCCCCCGCGCCCGGGCGAGGTGCTGGCTCTGATCAATGGGGAAATGATGGCGCGCGCTGATCGGGTCAGACGCGCGAAGACCGCCGGGCAATTCCATCGAATGCGGGGTGGTGACCGACCGCGATCCGAGCCGCTGACCGAGGAACAGCGGGACGCGCTCGAGGCGAAACTGGACGAGTGGCGCAAGGTCATGGCCATGGGCGCCAATGGGTAGAGGACGTGGGGCGGTGAGAATCTTGGATCGACGAGGAGAAATCCCGAGGTGGCAGGTCTGGGCGATCGCGCCGGATCTATACCTCTCGGGGTGGGCCCGCCTGGAATGGGCGCTCCAATGGTGCGATGAGCATGGGTTCCACGTGGTTGGTCGGGAAGGGCTGCGAGCATGAGCGATTGGACGGACGAGGAAATCGAAGCGGCGAAGCGCATGGCCGATCATGTCTACGCGGAGATCCGCTATCTCGAGATGCAGCCGGACGACGCTTGGCGCGAGTTCGTGCAGTTGGCTCGGGTTGCCCTGGCTGGGGTTCATGAAACCATTGGGGGCCGCGATGCCGATTGATCGGAGAGAAACCTGGACGGCCTGGCGCGCCGTGGTCTGGGCCTATCACACGAACCGGGCCAGGGCGATGCTCCGTCGCGATGCCCCGGCCTTGGAAAGTGGGTTCGAGAGGGGTGTCTCGGGCGACGGGTGCGCGGCCATGCTCAAGTGGCATGAACTGGGCGCCTGGGTTGATTGCGGGTGGAGCCTGGAAGGCGGCATCGTCGGGGTTGGAGAGGGCCTCCCGGACGACGCCATCGTCATCGTCGGAATGGTGGGACAGCTCGATTGGCGTAGCCGCGCCCTGATCGAGGATCAAGCCGAGGCCGCGGTTCCTCCGGCATGGGATCTTGGGCCGCTCCGGGCCGGGCCGGTCTACCAGGATGGCGCCCCCCTCGTGGCCGAGGAGGCGCACCAATCGAAGACCAGAGGGGCGACGATATGGGCAAAGTTCTGCCCGATCTCCATTAAGCCGACGCACCACGCCAGAGAAGCCGCGAGATCGCGGTGGGGGCAGTTCGTCGGCGCCCTTGAATGCATCGCGGAGCATGCACATGCGGGCGGCCAACCCCTACAGCGCGCCGTGATCGTCGGCCCAGGCTTCGACGCGACCCCATGGGAGGCCAAGAGAGAAGGGAAACCGAAAAAATGAGGCTGGCAGTGAAGTTTTCTCTATTCTCCAGCCAGTTTTGTTGACATTGTTCACGAACGCTTCAGCGCGTCCGCAGCCCGCCCGGGGAACCGAGGCGGGTTTTTCGTGTTCCGTTGCGGGATGGGCGAATTGTTCGCTTCCGTGAAGATGGTGTCCCAGAAGTCGACGGGGCCCCTGGAGGGGGTGAGGCCCGCGGGTAGGTTTCAGTCCCGTGCGGCCTCGGCAGCTATAAGGGGCGAAAACCGGTTAACAAGGGCGCTTGGCGATGGTTAGCAAGGCTGAATTCGCCCGGCGACATGGCGTGTCGAGAGCGGCGGTGCAGAAGTGGGAAGCCGCTGGTTACCTCGTGATGCGCGACGGGAAGGTCGACGCCGAGGCCAGCGATGGACGCTTGCGCGACGCTAACCTGGGTCGGTTCAAGAGCGTAAACCCGGCCATCGGTAAACAGCAGGTACCTGAGCCGCTTGGGCAGGTCGTTGCCACAAAGCCGAGGCGTCGGCGGGTGGTCGCCAGTCGGAAGGGGACGGCGGCCCAGGTCCTTGGGCGGCTAGACGGCGCCGACTTGTGGGGCGTGACGAACGGTCAGTTTTCCCTGATCGATATGATCGAGCATGTTCTTGATCAAGTCGGCCCCGCCGACCTGGTTGTGTCGACGTGGACCATGGGCATCTATGATCGCGAGACGTCGGAGCGCTTTTGTCACGATGGCCGGATCAAGCGGATCCGTTGGCTTCTGGATCCGTCCCTCTTCTCTCGTCGGCCCGAGTTGTCGGGACAACTCGTGAAGGCCTTTGGCGTGGACAGTTTCCGAGCCGCCAACACGCACGCCAAATTCGTGGTCATCCGCGGCGTCGGGAAAGTGGTGACCATCGCTTCATCGATGAGCCTGAATCCGAACAACCGCATCGAGCACTTTGTGCTGACCGAGGCGGAAGAGCCCGCGTGCCACTTCGAGGCCATTGCCGACGAAGCCTGGAGGGTAGTCCCCGCTGGGGAGACGAAAACCCAGGCCAGAGCCGCGTTCGAGGACATCCTAAAGGCTTTTGAGCCTTTCGAGGCCGGTGGAACCGTCGCGCCGCCGCGCTTGGTCCAGACGGAGGGCCAGGAGGAATCGGAAGAGCGTTTCCGTGAGCCCGCCAATTGGACCAAGGCAGAGGCGGAGCGGCAGAAGGAAATTAACCTAGCCGGTCTCCGCCGCCTGGAGTTCGAGGAGAGGGCGGGGAAGCTGGTTGAAATGGCGAAAGCCGAGAAGGTCTTGTTTGAGGTCGCCAAGGCGGCGAGGGACATGTGGATGAACTGGCCGGCGCGGATCGCTCCCATGGTTGCCGCCGACCTCGGGGTGGATGCCGACAAGGCGACCGAGGTTCTGACGTCCTATGTTCATGAACAACTTAGCCAACTCGGGGAGCCAGAAGCCGACCTCAGTCGATAAGGTCGAACGGCTTCGACGGGCTTGGCGTCTGGGGTGGACGCCCCCGGCCCGGATGTCTATCCCCGATTGGGCGGACGAATATCGCCGCTTGGCGGGCGAGGCCGGGTCAACGGCAGGGCGGTGGCGAACGGCGACGGTCGAGATTGCCCGCGGGCCGATGCTGGCGGCGACTGAACCGGGTGTCCACACGATCTCGGTTATGTGCTGCACTCAGCTGATGAAAACAGCGTTGCTGGAGAACGTCTTCGGCTATTTCGCACATCTCGACCCATGCCCGATCCTTCTAGTCCAGCCGAAGGACGACGCGGCCCAACAGTTCAGCAAAGAGCGGATCGGCCCATTGGTGAAGGCGACGCCCGCGCTCAGGGCGTTGGTGGGGACCAGCAAGACGCGATCCAGCGAGGAGACGCTTCTCTTCAAGTCTTTTCCCGGCGGCTTCCTTGCCCTGGTTGGCGCGGGTAGCCCGGACAACCTGGCCCGCCGCCCGGTGCGCGTGACCCTCTTTGACGAGGTCGACAAGTACCCGGTTACCCGCGAAGGCGATCCAATCGACCTTGGAGAGGAACGAACCGCGACATTCGGGGTCAACTGGCTATCGGTCAGGGCGTGCTCGCCCACGATCGAAGGCGAGAGCCGGATTGAGGCCAAGTACGCCGAAAGCGACCAGCGCCGGGCGTCGGTTGAATGCCCGCACTGCCAGCATCGGCAATTTCTGGACTTCTTCAAGCACGTCGAGTGGGAGAAAAACGGGGAAGAGCACCGACCGAAGACGGCGCGGATCTACTGCGAGGCCTGTGGCTGCGAGTGGTCCGAGGGTGACCGACTGCGGGCGCTGGCGACGGCGCGCTGGCACCAGACAAGGCCGTTCCAGTGCTGCGGTCGGCGGCATAGCCCGCTGGACGCTTACGAACGGGCTTGGCGCGAGAACGAGGCGGGCGCGGTTGCCAAGGTCTGGGACTGGTGGGCCGGTGATCGGTGGGCAGTTTACCGAGCGCGGTGCCTGGACTGTGGATCTTGGGGCCTCGACAACGAGAACACAGGGTTCCAAGCCTCTAAGCTCCACAGCCCTTGGCAAAAGGACAAGCCGTCCGACATTGCCAGCAAGTGGCTCGCGGCCCAGGCGGACGACGAGAAGACACAGGTCTGGTGGAACACGCAACTTGGGTTGCCCTACCGCCCCCGGGTCGGTCGCGACATCAAGCCTCATGCGCTGATGGAGCGCCGCGAGGTCTGGCCCGGAGACGTTCCGGCGCCGGTGGCCATGCTGACGGCTGGGGTCGATACCCAGGATGACCGGCTTGAGGTCGAGGTGGTCGGCTGGGGGCCGGGAGAGGAGTCCTGGTCCGTGGCCTACGAGGTCATCGAGGGCGACCCGGCCCAGCCCGAGGTCTGGGAGCGGTTGGACGAACTACTGAGGCGGTCCTGGCTGAGGGCCGACGGGCGGCCCTTTGAGATCGCCGCGGCATGCGTCGACTCAGGCGGTCACCACACCCAGACGGTCTACAGGTTTTGCCGGGATCGGCGGTTGCGCCGCGTCTGGGCGATCAAGGGCGCCTCCGAAACCAGCGGTCAGCGGTCTCCGGTCTGGCCTTCCTCTCGGATGAACCGGAAGCGGAGCCGAGACAACAAGCCGGTTATCGTCGGCACGAACGCCGCCAAGGACACAATCTCCAACCGCCTGTCGGTCGAGAGTCCAGGGCCGGGTTACATGCACTTCCCGGCGGCCCGAGATGCCGGGTACTTCGAGCAGCTGACCGGCGAGCGGTTGGTGGTGAAGCGGCGCGGCGGTCGGACCTATCGGGTCTGGGAGCCAAAGAAGGGCGTTGCCCATGAGGCCCTGGACTGTCGCGTCTACGCCTATGCCGCCTTGT